AGGGTATGGCATACAATTTATAAAATGTGCAATTTGATCTTTTCCTACCGCAGTTCTAACAAACCAAGCATCTGGTGCAGTAACCTTCCATTGCCCAGTAGGACATCCATCATCTCTTCTCACTGCTTTTCCTATAATTAATGATTCTGGAGTCTTAACCACATATTCATGCTCCATGTACTGAGCAATGTCAGTACACATGTCCTGCCCTAGATCCTTATAAAGTTTTTCTACTTCCTTTAAGATGCTCATAAGAGGGCTGGGATTAGTTTTGTGTTTTTATTTATATCTTCAATCAGTGGAGCATTCGTAATATAAATTGGGGAGTAATCGATCTGTATAGAATTGCTGGTTGGTGCAATAATTGTGGTTTCGTTTAAGCGATACAACCTGCCTCCAGTAAGTAGCAATGGATCTGCCTTTTTATTATCTAATTGTAAATTTACTTTTGATTGATCAATTGAGATCTGATTACTGGCAACCCAATTAATAGCACCAAATAAATCAGAAATTCCATTGCTTGTCATTAATTCTGCATAGTACCAAGCACCTACCCTTTGAATGTTTGTTGAGTTATCAGAATCATTAATATCTACTTCGATTTTTCCACTTGCTAGGTCTAAAGTGAATTCATTGATTCCACTTCCATCGACTTGGTAAGCATTGTATTCTGTGGCATTTTCTTGACTAGCATTCACCTCCCATGATGGAGTTCGACAAGTCACTGTAAGTTCCTGTGGTTCCTTGGCTACACTACCATTCTGGTATGTTATTCTTACTCTGATTGAATCACCATCAACCATTTCACTTGTTCCAAACCCTTGGGACAAAGTTGTCGCATTTACAATATTATTATAGATCTCGGTGCTAGATGTTAAATTGTAAACTTGCACTCTTGACCCAGACACTAAATTTTTAATCCCATAAGATCCAAATGATCTTGTACCAGATGAATCAATTATGGTTCCAGTGTAGCTTACTCCAGCTAGAGTTACAGATCCACTTGTAGTAATATCCCCAACAAAGCTTGATGCTTTCAGTGTCAGTGTATTACTGCTCAAAGAAAACGCATTTACTGCTGAACTACTTACAACCACATCATAAGATCCAGCATCGATAGTATTTCCATCCCTTGACACTAATGGTGACACTTCCCCTGCATAATTATCAACGAGATATGATTTTGCTATGTCGTAAAATTTCTGCGGAGTGTCTATTGTAGTATAAGCATCAACTGTGGTTTTACTATTTTCTGTAATTATAAAATCTGGTTGCAAGACAACATCAATTTCTGACCCATCTGCACCTCGCAAAGCAATTTCTGTGGAAAAAATATTTTGTGCATAAGAAATTATCGCATAGTCAAAAATGTCGTCAGTATAAGGCTGATTGTAATAATATTTCTTAGGATTTTTCCCTCGACTCCTAACCCATCCATTAACATCTCCCTGTGGTGAATACCCTTCACCTATTAAAACTTCAAACTCGGCAACCTCGCCATTTGAGTCAGTTGTTTTTTCATAAGTTCGCTGAGTGGTAGCAGGACTAGTATCGAAATTAGTGAGGGTATGACTAGGTGATCTAAATAATTCTATAGCATCTGTAAAAGTATTACCTAGTAAATTCCAATCTGCTACATCTGGCTGGGAGTAGTTATTTGATGTGGTGGATTTATAATAATTTCCACTATAGACAACATAATTATTTCCACCATATTTTTTACCCTGCACCCAATTGAGAACATTGGTTCTAGTTATGTAAAGTGTTCCGCTATCTGTCACATAATCCCCTTGTGATAACTCTCCAAAAGAAAATGGAGTAGCTAAGTTTGTTACAGTTACGAGGTCAGCATTTGCTAATGATGCGTCATCTTTTAAGTAAAACTTTGCACCTGCTATTGGATTATACTGATCATCAACAGTTTTAATTTTTAAGGTTTGGGTAACTTCTAAAGATCCTGCTGAATAATTTGTTGAAGAATTATTTAAGTGATTTGCCCAAAGGAATCTTGTTCCATTAATCGCATTCTTTACTCCAGTTTTCCACCCTCCAAATTGAGAAATGTCTGCCCTTGCACCAGTATCGGAATCTAGCTTTTCAATAACTTGAAACGCGTTTGATTCATTATTGAAGGAATCCCTAGCACCAAAGATTTGCACATTACTAATAGTGGGATTTCCCGCTCTAAAAGTAATACCACTTGTGCCACTCGCATACATCTTGCAATCCACCATCTCAGTGGTGTTTGAAATGTTAAATTGTATATCCCCATCATTCCCAATTTTATCAATGATGCAGTTTTCAAATCTTACACTCCCAGTGATTGTCGCTGAAAACTCACCTCTAAAATTGACACCAATGAAATTACTTTTTCCACTAGTATTATTATCCACACGCAATGCCTTAGAGTTCCACCCCATACCAGACCCCTCAATTGCATAAATGATATCACCAACCTCTGGGTTGAATGAAAATCCATTTTCAGTCTGTGGACTCTTTAGTTGGAGTGTGCCAGAATTTTTCACATACAACCTATCCTTATGACCAGTGCCCTTGAATATCCAAATCTGCCGACCAAAATCAACATCTAGGTCACCCTCAATGTGGAGTGCATTCCCACCAAAATCCACAATTTTAAAAGTGCTATGAGATTGATCTCCAACTGTAGTTACATTTACTGAACTGATACCCTCCATCGCAGTTAAAAATGATGCAGTGTCATCAGTTCCGCTTTGTGTAATTTTAGGGTAAGTATTACTGCTATAACTAAATGTGCCTTCTGTGAAACTCATGCAAAATCCTTTTCTATGCTCTCTAGGTTCCCACTTGAATCGTAAGCTAAAGTTTGCGTTAGCTTAGTATTACTCCCATCTGTGACCACAATTCCAGTAAGTGACCCAGTGGTGTAGGTCAGTGTCTTCACCTTAATCAAATTTGCTTTAGTGTCATCTACCCATGTTGATATACTCGAAACATTTCCACTGGAATCATAGGTTATTTCTGAATAGTTATCACCGCCAGCCAAGTCTTGGAATCGATCAGAGACACGATTGAACTCTTGCCCAACCAATGCTCCAATCTGTCCAAGAATGTCAGACATTATTTATTCGCATTAAATTCTGTTTCAAAGGATGCGTAGTTACCTAGAGAAACTTGGTTGATAAGAATTGCAGATCCACTCGGAACAATAACTTTCTCGGCATCCACATCACCTACATTTAGCTTTGCATCAGCAGTTCCTTTTTTCAGCGAAAACAGATCATTGGTGTCATCCCAGATTACCTGTGCTTTGTCATTACCAGACCCTCTGTTTACTTGCAGTCCACCAGTTTGTGCAGTTTCATTGCCAGTTGTGGGTGCAAGATTGACCTCAATAATATTATCCTCGATCTCAACTGTCTGGGTGTTGAGAGTGGTAGTCGTTCCATTGACTGTAAGGTTTCCAGCAAGCGTTAAATTCTGTGCATTTAAACTACCACTAAATGTCGCACTAGTTCCATTTGTTGCTAATGCAGAAGTCTTGGTTTGAAGTGCAGTAATATCAGCATCATTACCTTGAATAGAAGATGTGTTCGCTGAAATATTTGACGAATTAGTAGAAATAGCACTAGCGTTATTTGAGATGCCAGTGGCATTTGATGAAATGCTAGAAGTGTTTGTCGTAACACTCGCTTGCAATGTGGAAAGTGCAGACTGAGTCGCATATATGTTTCCCAAACTGACCTTTAAGTCACTAAACTCAATTCCTACTTTTTCTCCGATTTTTCCTAATATATCTGTTGCTGGCATTTTATTTTTCTCCTGTTATTTGTTGGCATCGAACCATAGTTCAAAACTTATTTCATCTCCATACTCTGAGCGAATCTCATCCATTCCTGCTTGATCAATGTAATCTAAATCTACCCATGATGTGAATCCATCACCTACCTTCATGCGGATCTCATTCCCATCGATCTCAACTCCTACCTCACCTTGATGCAAAGCTGGATTGGAATTATTCCACTCACTGGTAGTCCCTCTGCGTAGCTGAATCCTGCGGTAAGTCATGCTACACCTCCATCAATATCGAATCCAGCGACATAGGTAGTAGCAGGGAACCCACCATCAATGATGGCATCTATGAAATCTGTTGAAGCGACTGCAACCCACTTTGCTATGTTGCTCTGGTATTGCAGAGTAGAAAGATCCTGTGGAGATGTTGCATTTACATCTGTGACATCATCTAGGGCCACTGGTTGTTGAACTGGCAACCCTGTTATTGCACCAGTAAAACTAGCACCATTGATTGCTACATTCTCAAAACTTGCTCCAGTAAAATCTACCGCAGATAAATCAATGTCATCAATTACTACATCTGGAGTGACTGCATCTTCGAACTGGTCTGGGTAAAACTCTACTCCCAGTGCAGGAGTCTTTGATGTGACTGTAGCTTTATTACCCATTTCTGAAATTAGCTAATGCTTTCCCTGCGGAAACAAATGCTTCCATGCTGACAGACTTTACCTTGAGATGCCCCCCAGTATTGTTGACCTCTACAGATGCCGAATAACCTCTCTGGCGAGTGCTAAACCTGCTTAGATTATTTAATGAATCCTCTTCTGCATATGACTCCTTACAAAGCGTTGTAGAGTCTGGAGATTTTGTGAGCGTTCTTATTGTTAAGGCAGATCCTTCTTCTGCTGAATAACTAATGGTTCCACGAACGAACTTTTTAACATCTCTGGTAGACATCATGTAATCTCTGGTGCGAACTTTTGCTAAGACAGAATGTCCATCATCAGTTGCACCTGTTTCATACTTGTAAACTTTTTTGTCAGTCAAAAGATACAACTGGTTGTCAATAGAATTAATATCTCTGATCGCAAAAAACTCATCTTCAAAAGTATCAATTGATACCCATGTGGAGTTCAATGAGTCGTATATCGCAATAGCATTTAATTCGCTAGAACCATCTATAGGCAGACAGAAGTATACCCTATTTTTGTGGTAATAAACAATAGACTTACGAATGTATTCCAAGTTCACCCTCTCCATAAATGGAGTAATTGGTTTGCTTAGTGGTTCTTGGTCTAAAGTTACTTTTGAAATTGCTATACCCAATCCTTTGGCTGGGTCACTGGAGGGCACTAAAACTTGGATATTACCCTCAGATGACACGAAGTATGTGTAAGATCCATTCTGGGTAAATGCCCTATGACCTGCTACCCCATATTGCCTTGTAATCTCATAGTTTGTTGAACTAGCACCAAGGGCATGTGTGTTGTTAATTAAATGGATGGAATTTTTACATAGGACTAAAATTTGGTTTTCTACGAAACTAGAAAATCCCATTATTACATCCGCAGTTCCTTTGTTACAAAAGTATGTGTTTAGATTAACAAATTCGTTTAGTTCAAAGACATCAGAGAAAGCAACTGTGGTTGGCGAATCTTCGTAGAAGGGAACTACTAATCGATTAGAAAAGTAATATCCAAATGGAGCATTAGGGCAGACGAAATCAACTGCG